AAGGTCAAATTATGAGACGTTTTATTATAGAATATGTTAATGAGATGGAGTGATGGTATATCAAATAGATCTATCCCAATTAGTAGAACCAAAAGTTAAGACAACACCACAAAATGTTGGAGAATCCAATGAAGGACTTTTTCATGCTAAAATGACATTACCTGCTGCTGCTAAGCATTGTGGTATGACCCAGAAGGAAATGAAAATGGTCTTTTGGGAATATTTGAAAAACCATCCCCCTAGTTATGATTATTCCTGAGGCTGATGCCGAATGGGCTGCTGATGAATTTATTGACTATTTTGAAAACTTTACTTCCATTGAGGATTATCTTCGATATGTAAAGAGAGAAATAGTTGCTGAAGAAAATCCTTTAACTTCATTAAAGGATGAATTTTTTAATGAGAATATCCATCCTGAAGAGATGGAATTTGATATTAAGTTCGTTGGTAAACGTTTTCAAAATTCACTTCCACAGGAACATTATGTAAACCTCTTACAAGCAGTATCATCACATAACAATGAAAGTAATATACCAGGTAGAGAACTTCGCTGGATGGTTTATGAAAAACGATCTCAGCAGGTATTGGGATTTATTCGTTTTGGTTCTCCTACTATTAATTCTAAACCAAGAAATCTTTGGTTAGGACATCAACCTAATCTTTCCATTTTTAATCGTCATGCTGTAATGGGATTTGTAATTGTTCCATCACAACCTTTTGGATATAATTATCTGGGTGGAAAATTATTAGCTCTTCTTTGTGTATCTCATTTTGCAAGAGAAACTTTAAATGAGGTTTTTGAAAAAGATATAGCATTATTTGAGACTACATCTTTGTATGGTTCTACCACGTCAGCGTCCCAGTATGACGGGTTGAAACCGTTTATGAGGTATAAAGGATTAACAGAGAGTAAATTCCTCCCACTGCTCCATGCAGACGTGTTTCATAAGTTACATGATCATTTTACTCGCTTAAATAACAATACACCATTAACCGATAATAGGGCATCATCTAAGAAAATGAAACGACAAACTAAGATGATTGCTTGGATAAAAAATTCTTTGAAAGAGTATGGTAGAATAGAGAAATTAGAGAAGTTTAATTCCGTTATAGATATGGCATTCGGCCTTACTCAAAAGAAGAGATTTTATATTTCAGATTATGGGTATGGAAATGTTCGTGAAGTTCTACTTGGAGAGCAGGATAAATTAATTCCTGGTCAAAATTGGGATAAATTTCAACTTGAGAATATTATTTCTTGGTGGAAGCGTAAAGCAACTAAGAGATATGAAACCCTTAAAAAGGATGGCAGATTCAGAGATAAAGTCGAACTCTGGACAGAAGACAACGACATTCAAATAATACGATGAACGAAAAACCGAATGATCTCTGGGAAGATATGGCTACCCTTAATACTCTGTATGAAGAGATGTGTTGGGATCATGATGCTATTTTAGAATTTATTCCTGATTATGAAAATAATAGGATTATTATTCAGAAGAAAACATGAGAATGAATGATCAAACCAAATTGGTTTTTGCATTAGAGCATATTGCACATCTTCATGATTTAATTGAGGATAATTATTGGGAAGATTATTTAAGAGAGAATTTAAATAGTCTTGAAATTGTGCTAGAATCACAGTTGGATCATCTATACAAAAAGAAAAGATTAAAATGACCGAGGAAGAGTTAGAAAATGAACGATGTATTGATGATGATTATAATGTCATTGCTCATTACTATAGAGCCAAAAGAATTCATCCAAATATTCCCTTTTATCTTCAGGATGAGAATGGGGAAACTTTTGAATTTGGGTGGAGTTTAATTTACCAGTATATTGCCAAATTAACACAAGATTATGAAAGACTGGATTGAAGAAATTTCTAATTGGGAAAAAGAATATCCCACCATGCAGGGAGTAATTCTTAGTAAAAGACAGAAGGAAATTCTGGATGGTTCTGAATTAAAATCTCACGAAGGTATGATGTTTGGTGGGATGTATGCTGATTGGAAAAAGAGAAAAGGTTATGAGTGAATTGAAAGATTGGTTAAATTCAATTAATCAAACAAAGAAGAATTTGATTGATGAAGATCCTTCCTTAGAGAAGGAGTATCCTCCATACATTATCAATCGTATTTTTTCTGGACATCTTGATGCAATCATGTTTGCAAATGAGATGAATAGGTATCATTTCCTACCTAAAAAATTTCAATATGATTTTTTTCTAAATACACTCAGAGTTAAGAAGAGATTTTCTCCTTGGCTTAAAAAAGATACAATCAAAGACCTTGACTTGGTAAAACGTTATTATGGTTATAGTAACGACAAAGCAAAACAAGCTCTGCGAATCCTATCAAAAGAACAACTTAATTTTATAAAATCTAAATTTGAAACTGGAGGAAGACAATGAGTGTGGTTCAAGAGCCGGAAGTAAAGTGGACACCGGACCAAATGGTTGAGGTGACTCTTAATGAGCCAGATGACTTTTTAAAAGTTCGTGAGACATTAACAAGGATTGGAGTAGCATCAAGGAAAGAAAAGAAGATATATCAATCATGTCATATTCTGCACAAGCAAGGAAGATATTATCTTGTGCATTTTAAGGAATTATTTGCATTAGATGGTAAACATGCCAATTTGACGGTTAATGATGTTCAGCGTCGTAATCGCATTGCTCAACTTCTTGCTGATTGGGGATTGATTGGAATAGTTGATAGTGTTAAGATACAGGATATTGCTCCTCTTAATCAGATTAAAGTATTAGCATATAGAGATAAAGGTGACTGGATACTAGAAACGAAGTATAATATAGGTAGTAAGAAAAAGAGGGCTGAAGACTCTGAATAATCTTTATAACGGTATTACTGAACGTCTTTTCTATACTTTAGGAAAACGTCCTGAGAATGCTAGTGCTCATGATGTTTATATGGCACTGTGTTATTCTGTAAGGGATCAAATGATGTCTTATCATCTGGCTCCCCCTGTTTGTAATAATGAGAAAGAGGTTGCTTATCTTTCTGCAGAATTTTTAATTGGACCACAACTTGGCAATAATTTGCTTAATTTGGGTTTAGAGGATGAGGCTAGGAAAGCAGTAGAAGAATATGATTTGACTTTAGAACAAGTACTTGATGCTGCTGAAGAACCTGGATTAGGGAATGGTGGATTAGGACGTTTGGCTGCCTGTTATATGGAGTCCCTAGCAACGTTACAAGTACCTGCTACTGGTTATGGTATAAGGTATAAGTTTGGTATGTTCAAACAGATTATCAGAGAGAACCAACAGATGGAGGTTACTGATAATTGGTTGCATGGAGATTGGCCATGGGAACTTGCACAACCTGACGAATCTGTTCTTGTTGGATTTGGTGGAAGAGTAGAAAATTATATTTCAGATAGAGAAAATTATAGAGTACGTTGGGTTCCTGAAGAACAAGTAGTTGCGGTTCCTTATGATGTCCTTCAGTTGGGTTATAAAGTTGATACATGCAATAGATTAAGACTCTGGAGAGCAGATGCAACTGAGATCTTTGATTTCTATGCTTTTAATATAGGTGACTATATGGGATCTGTTGAACAGGGAGTTCAGTCAGAGACTATTTCTAAAGTTCTTTATCCAAATGATGGTACGGATGCTGGTAAGACATTAAGATTAAAGCAACAGTTCTTCTTTGTAAGTGCCTCTCTACAAGACATGATACGTAACTTGGATAAGTGTCATGTACCTATGGAAGAG